CTCGAAAACGATCTTCGGCTCGTCGTTCGCGTTCACCGTGAACGAGAAGGGAGAGAGCTGGGACGAGGACGGCCGCGGCAACGTCACGAGGACGATCAACGAGGCTTCCGGCCTCTACGATCTGTCACCAGTCACTCGCGCGGCCTATCCGTCGTCGGGCCTGTCAGCCCGGTCCCTCGACCTCTGGCGGTCCGCCCGCGCCGCCGCGGCCGCCCACGGCACGGCCCAGGGCCTCCTGATCTCGCTCGACTTCGACCAGACGTTCACCGCGGCCCCCGGCCTCTGGCGGAGTTTCATCCGCGAGGCCGTCGACCGCGGGAACCGGGTCTGTTGCGTGACCCGCCGCGAGGACTCCGAGACGAACCGCGAAGAGATCCGGCTCGCGTTCGGGGACGCGTTCTCCGCTCTGGCCGGCCTCGTCCTGGCTGGGCCAGACCGGCGCAAACGGTCGGCCGCAGGCGAGGCCGGCCTCTCGCCCGACATCTGGATCGACGACAAGCCGGAAACCGTACCCGACGAGCCGGCCCAGCGGGCCGCGCTGAAGATCTCCACGCTCGCCGGGGCGAAGGCCGCCGCGGCGGCCGCCGTCGCGAGGATGCGAATTCATGCCGGCTGAGTGCACATGCTGCGGCGGACGCTGCCGCGTCGAATCGTCGAAGCGATCCGGCGACCGCCAGGTCCGCTACGTCGTCTGCCAGGCCTGCCGGCGGCGGGCGAGGGTGGCCGTCCCGGCGTCCCAGGTCTGGAGGAGAAAATGATGGTCGACGTTCACGCCCCCGTCGCTGCCGCGGCTCCGTTCGAGATCCTCTCCGAGAAGGTCTCCGCGTTCCTCGCGACTGCCCGGTCGACGGCCGCCGGCGGGATTACCTGGGCCGAGTTCGGAGAGCTGCTCGTCGCCCTGCTCCGGCTCACGGTGACGACGCTCGACTCGATCCAGAACCTGACGGGCGACGAGAAAAAGGCCGTCGCCCTGGCGGCCGCCGGCGCCCTGTTCGACCTCGTGGCCGATAAGGCGATCCCCGTCGGCCTCTGGCCGCTCTGGATCCTCGCCCGGCCCGCTATCCGTTCCCTCGTCCTCTCGCTCGCGGCCGGCGCGATCGAGCAGATCCTCCCGATCGTGAGGTCCCGATGATCGTCCTCGTCCTGGCGGCGGCCGCCGCCTACGTCCTGTTCGGTGACCAGATCCTCGCCCGCGCCCAGCAGCTCGCCGGCGCGGCTCCGCTCGAGCGGAAACACGTTCTCGGCGCCGCCCTCGTCGCGGCCGCGGCGGTCGTCTGGCTGGCCGGCAGGCCGGCCTCCCCCGGCCCGCAGCCGGCGCCCCCGGCCCCGGCCCGGCTAGAACTCCGCGGAGCGTTCGTCGGCCCCGACGCGGCCGCCGATGCCGCGACGGTCTCGGCCCTCCTCGACGAGCTGGCCGCGGAGATCGAGTGGGACGGCCGCCAACCGGAACCGCTGCTCCGGACGGGGGTCGCGATCGACGACCTCCGGCAGCGGGCGCGAGAACTGCGATGCCGGGGGGTCTCGATCGGGGATCGGAACCCTCGAGCCCGGGACGCGATCCGCGAATACCTCGACCGGAACGCCGGCAAGGGGGGCGGGCCGCTCACGGACGAACAGCGGGCCGCCTGGGTGACCGCGTTCCGAGACATCTCGAGGGCCGCCGCTGATGCCTCCCGCTAACCTCCGACACGTTCGGTTTCTGGCGGTCGTCGGCCTCCTCGGCCTGGCGGCCGCGGCGATCGTCGCCGGCCTCGGCCGGGGACCGCAGCCGACCGGCTGGCTCGACGGCCAGACGAACTACGGCTACCGGCCGGACCCGCGCGGCGTCGAGCAGTTCCTCGCGGAGCTGCCGGAGCCGATGTTCCGCCAGGCCGGGGCCGATACCGTCGCCCAGGCGAAGGGGGTCGACACGTTCCCGTATCGGGCGGCCTACAAAGCCCACCAGGCCCTCTACGGCCGGCCGTGGATCGTCGAGCGGCAGGGCATTGGGGACTGTGTTTCCTGGGGCTGGGCTCACGCGATTTTCGTCGCCCAGGCCGTCGACTGGGAAACCGGCCGGCTCGCCCAGCCGCCGCCGTTCCCGTCGACCGAGGCGATCTACGGCGGGTCGCGCGTCGAGGCCAGGGGCCGGCCGGGGGACGGCAAGGCCCCCGTCGGCGGATGGTCCGATGGATCCTACGGCGCCGCCGCGGCGCGCTGGGTGCGGGACTGGGGGGTCGTCTACCGGGCGAACGTCGCCGGCCACGACCTCCGGGCCTACTCCGCGGACCGCGCGAAACAGTGGGGCGCCTACGGCTGCGGCGGGCAGGGTGACGGCGGCCGGCTCGACGAGGCGGCGAAGAAGCATCCCGCCGGCTACGTCGCGATGGTCACGACCTGGGGGGAGGCCTGTTCGGCCCTCGAGGCGGGGTTCCCGATCGCGGTCGCGTCGATGCAGGGATTCTCGAACACGCGGGACGCCCACGGCTACGCGAGGGCCGAGGGGACCTGGGCTCATGAGATGGCATTCATCGCCGTCCGCTACCAGAAGAACGGGAGCCCGTCCGATGGCTTGCTCTGCCTCAACTCGTGGGGGCCGCGATGGATCTCCGGCCCGAAGTGGCCGGAGGATATGCCCGAGGGGTCGTTCTGGGTCTCGCGGCCGATCGTGGAGCGGATGATCTCGCAAAAAGACTCGTTCGCCGTCGGCTCCGTCCAGGGGTTCGGCTGGCGCGACCTGAATAACGGCGGCTGGCTGATGCCGGCCCCGACCGAGGAGCGGAGGAAATGATGGACCGGAAGAACGTCGCGATCGTCGTCGTCTGCCTGGCGGCCGGCTACTGGCTCGCCTCGAGCCCGTCGAGCCCCATACCCGGCCCGCAGCCGCAGCCCGACCGGCCGGTCCTGCGAATGATCGCGAAGTTCGCGAAGAGCCTCCTCTGGGTCGCGCTCGTGGCCGAGCCCGCGCCGGCCGAGCCGACATCGGATCACCGGGCCGCGCGTGGCCCGGCGATCGGGGACGACGGATATCCGCTGGTCGACAACGCTAGGGGGTGGTGATGTTCAATCTGATCGGATGGGTTCTGTTCGGCTGGATCGCCGGCTCGGTGGCGAATTACCTCCTCCCCCTCCGTGACGACGGGAAGGCGACCGGCCTCGAGACGATCGGTTGTGGCGTGATCGGGTCTATGCTCGGCGGCTACCTCGACCTTCTCGCGAACGGCGGCGCGTACCGGCCGGCCGGCCTGGTCTGGTCCGTGGCCGGCGCCGCCGCGGCGATCTGGCTCTGGCGGGCCTTTGAGGAAGGGGGCAAGAAGTGAACGATCTCTGGAAGTGGCTTGTCGGGATCCTCGTCTGGCTCTCGGCCGACGCGGACCAGCTCGACCTCGAGCAGCCGCGGGCCGCCGCGGCCGTCGCTGCCGCGCGGGCGAGTATGGCCCGCGAGGCCCCCGCGCCGCAGCCGGCCCCGGCCCCTCCGGGGCCGCAGCCGAAACCGCCGGCCCCGGCCCCGAGCGGGTGCCGGTGCGGCTGCACAAACGGGAAGATCAAGCCCGACGGGCGGATCGAGATCCCCTGCGAATGCTCGGCCGGATGCACCTGTAAGCGCGCGGCCGTCCTACGGTAGGACGGTCCCGACTTTGCCGGATCGCGATCGTCGCTGATCTTCGCGTTCGTTGCCCCACAACCACGAACACGCAAGGAAGCGAACCATGCCCAGCCCCACGCTCGCCCGCCTCCAGGACGAATCCGTCGCCGTCGAGAACGAGATCGTCGCTCTCCGCGCCGTGACCCCGGCCGACGAGGCCGAGAAGGCGAAGGTCGAGGAGCGGCTCGCCGGCCTGGCGGCCCGTGCCGAAGAGATCGCGAAGGCGGCCGCCGGCGAGCGGTCGCTCGACGACAAGGTCGCGGCCCTCCGCGGCGTCCGCGGTTCCGACTCCGACGCCCGGAAGGCTCCGGCCCCCGAGGCTCCCGAGTTCGAGCAGGCCGACATCCGCGCCGGCGTCCGCTCGTTCCGTAGCCTCAAGGCGGCCGCCGCCTGCGGCGCCTACCTCTGCCGGATGGCGGGGATCGAGAG